CAATGAAGGGAATCTTTACTTCTTGTGTTTCTTCTGCTACTATCGATGAAAGCCCTATGGCCTATAAGCCTATGGAAGAAATCATGTTGAATATCGAACCTACTTGCACTATCGAAAAGATTATCAAGCCGGTTTATAACTTCAAGGCGGCGTTTTAATGTTCTATCTAGTAGGTAATTATTATAACGGCGCATACGGTGAAGGTACTACTGGACCTTACAGACTTATAAAAGCAAAAAATAAACGTGAAGCTGAAAAAGAATATACTTTAAATACTTGCTTATATGGGAAAGTTGTATGTTCTATTTTTAACAAAAAATGTTTATTTAGAAATATGCAGACTTCTCGTGAAGCATGTAATGTAATTCTTAGGATGCTAACACGACCAACAATAAATCTGGATCCAAATTTTGTAATTGACCGTATCTGTGTAGATGCTTCAATAAATAGTAATTTTAAAGGCTTTATTGACGAATGTTCTTACTGGCCAAAGACTATTGATGAAGCTATAGACATTGCACAAGATTTAATGTTTAATCCGAACTTAAGAGCTGGATTTATTTCAATTCATGGAACGCTTGATGGCGAACCAAAACATTATTTACATACGATAAAATGGTAAGGCGGTTTTCTAATGAAACGTATTTTTCCAATGTATAAAGGTATTAGCTTAGACAAAGCTGGCATGGGTTATTCTTCTATCAAATCAGCACAGCATTATATGGATGAAGAACCGATTAAGAAGGATTTTGACGCAACGTTACCAAAGAATTATTGGTATGAATTTGAATATGCCTACAAGCACAATGGTCGAAAAATGGATGATCATCATATCTGTGCTGTAGCAAATTACACCTTCCACGATACTGACTATGAAGAAGAGTTCTATATCAAGGACTTAACTGGCAAAGACAAGGAACTGTGGGATAAAGTGTTCGCCATTGAAGACAAGTATCGTGAACATGGCTGGGCATGGGCTGGCAAGAAGGTTGAAAAGAAAATGTATACACTGCTTATTGAACTAGATAAGCGTGGCTGGTACCACTCGTTGTTTGAAAATTCAAACGATTACTGGAAAAAGTATCGTGCTTATAAAAAAGCAAACGTTGAATATGTCGAGAAAACTGTTAAAATAAAGGTAGATTAATGGTTGATGCAGAATTTACAGAAGAAGAAATCGACTTTGCAATGGAAATGATACGTGATTTAATTCCGTATGATACACCAAATTATACACAAAGATTAAGAGAAATGGCAATCGGATGTTTACAAGCAGAACATGATCCTAATTTTATTTCATTGTGTGAAGAACATGATAGAATGCTAGAAAATGGCGAATTAGATGATAATTTAAATTTTGGTTAATTAATGATTGAAGAAACATACAAATTTAAATGGAAAACATTTGAAGAAGAAATGCCAGAATCATATAAAATGATTTTAGCTTGTTCTCCAAAAAAACAAATGAAAGATATACAGTGGTATTTTTTAACTAGTGATAAGAAACAACTACATCTTCATGATTTAAAATGTGAGTATTATATATCAAGAATTAAGAAATGGCTTTGGTGTTATCCAGAAGATATTGAAAAAGTAGAATAAGAGGCATAATGATTTTAAATTTTATCGCATCTGATACTGGAAAGAAATATGTGGTATATTGGGAAAATGCCAATGTATTATCATGTATGACAGATGACACTATGGCTGTAATGAATGCAGATTTCATTCCTAATTATAAATGTAGATGGGGAAATCCGCATAAAGTTGAATATGATAGAGATAATGGTGAATTAACCATTACTGAATATACTGAAGAAATGATAGAAAATTTATTTGAAATTTATAGATCATACGGTCATGAATGTAAAGTAATAGATTGTGTGGAGAGTTAAATATGCTTTATGAAGGTGATATAGATAGTCTTGAAAAACGATTTGTAAATGATAAAACAGAATACTATTTGCCTAATGGCTTATCTCCAGTATGTGTATTTAGGATTTCTACAAAAGTTCCAGAAGAATTCCAAATGACCCAGGAGGAATGGGAACATGGTCAGAAATTGTGTCTTGAATCTAGGCTACGTGGCCTATGTTGGAAAGATGAATTTAAAGGCCAATCCTGGGGAGGCGATATATTAGACCCAGTTTTGCTATAATATAAATAGATTAATCTAAATAGGTATTTACAAAACAAGAATAATTTACTATATTTAATCACATGAAAGTTGTTAGTTGCGGAGTAATCATTATTGACAAAAAGACAAGAAAGATTCTTGCATGTCATCCGTCACTTCAGCGATATAAGCCTGGTTGTTTTGATATCCCTAAGGGACATGTAGAAGGTAGTGAAACACATGTCCAAACTGCATTACGTGAACTTGAAGAAGAGGCTAATATCACATTGAAGCCGGAAGACTTGTTTGATTGTGGTCTATTCTTGTATACCAGATATAAAGATTTACATCTTTATGTTGCTGAGTATGATATCGATTTAACAAAATTAAGTTGTTCTACCTATTTTAATTTTGAAGGTAGACAGCCATTGGAAGTAGATGATTATAGACTTATTGACCAAACCGAAACACACATGTATTATAGAAGTCTTGGTCCATTAGTAGAAATTTGTTTACAGAGATATAAAGATCATCTTGACGGTAAAGAATTATAAATATATAACAATATGAAATTAGATGATTTTGAAAAGTTACAGGAAGTAGCACTTAAAGAAATAGCGATGCCTGATACGATAGAAAAGATAATTGAAAAGAATAACCTGTTACCTGCAATTGTTCAAAAGTGGATTAAATTATATAGCACACAGAAAATTGTTTGTTCAAATCTTACTGTCGAACTTGGTGAAATTTATGGAGATTTATATAAGTGTTTTAAAATGCCGAATAAATCTAAAGATATTCAAGCTAAGTATAATATAACAATCAATGAATTCTGGGACAATGCAAAGGCAATAGAATCGCAAATCAATGTAGTTCCAGCATATATTGCTAAAATGAAAGAATTGAACCAACAAAAATATATTCTGGATTTCATTGAAAAAACTTTGGATAATATCAGAAATTTAGGATTTGCAATTAAGAACTATTTAGACTATAAAAAGATATTAATGGCAAATTATTAATTATAAATAAAATGAGTTTAAGTGGCACGTTTCACCATTTAAAATATGAATATACGAGTGTAGTTCATATTTAATCATTGAAACAAACTGGGGCACGTTAAGGCCCAAAATAAAGGAAAAACTATGTCTTATACTAATAACGTATTCGAAACAATTCTCAACCAGATTAACACCATCAACAGCGAAATCGCTAACGCCGATAAGGTCAACGTTCCGATGAACATCATTCAGGAAGAAGATGGTTCTAGCACGATTGAAGTCGCAGTCGTTGGCAAGACCAAGGACGATATCAAGGTCAAGGGTACTGTTGAAGATGGTAAGTCTTATCTTATCATCGAAAGCAAGGAAAAGGTCGTTGATGCAGAAGCCGAATCCAAGAGAGTCTATACCTGCCGTAAGATTAAGGGTTCTGGCAAGCTCGCTCTGAAGATCTTTGTTCCGGTTAATCTCGCTATGAAGGATCTTACTGCCAAGGTTGAAAACGGTCTTTTGACTGTTAACATCCCGGTTACTGAAGAAGCTCGCGCAATCGAGTTCGATGTCAAGTAATAGATTCTATTGTTCCAACGTTTTAAAAAAGGCAAGTCTTAATGACTTGTCTTTTTATTTTAATAATTATTAATTATTCTGCATCTTTTACTAGACGAATAACGTGGTGATACAAACAACTATGTCCTGGAGGAGGTTTCAACATAGCATCAGTTGCATTAATAACATAACATATTATATTATGTTCACTTAAAAGTGTTTGTGACCAAATAATTGTATCGTTTCCACCTTCAACAAATCGTATTGATTCACCTTCAGCCATAGTAACTGAATCACCATAACCTGTTGGATAGAAAGTCATTCCTAAATCATTTAATCCTTCACCACCCGCAGGCCATCCAGCAATAGATTTTAAATGTTTACCGGCAATATTTTTTCCACCAGCAGCAGTCATTAATGCATCCCAGTCGTTTTCAGTAGCAATATGCCAACCAGGGGTTAATGTAGCAGCATTATTTTTTAAATATTCTACTGCAGGACCATTATAAAGAAGACCATACCTATTACCATTTACACCATAAGTAGCTTCATCATAATTGTAATATACTGCTTGGGGTGAATGAACTAATACAGCATCATGTGTAGGAACACTTAAACCAGGGAATTTGAAATCAAGATTTTCGGAAATCCAAGTCATTCCATCAATAGTAACAGTAGGATAATCT